ATTTTATCAGTATTTTCTTTAGGCATCATCTTGACCGCAGTGACAATGGAGTCCCTGATGCTCTCCAGGGACTGAACAATCTTGGCGGCCGCCTCGTTGGATTTTAGCTGTGTCGTGACGGCATTAAGATCCCTCGGCTCTATCTTCCAGCCTTCCTTCCTGTAAGCGGACAAATCGTTTATACTGACACTTTTCACCGTGTTACCTCTATAACCTGACCTGTTTCTTCTATGTAAAGCTCTTCAGTCTCCGGCGGCGGCGGTATCTTGGTTGCCTGTTTTATTTCGGATTGAATATCCGATTTCACCTTTTCGATGTGCTCCCCAACCTTGCTAAACCATCCCCCAACCTCTTCAAAATGGTTCCCAAAATGATCTTTTTGATCTATTTTTGCTAAAACCGTCGAAAAATAGTCCCCCATCTCTGTTTTTTGATCCCCCATCAGCTTGCAATACTCACCTGCCAACCTTTCAACCAATTCATTTTGCCTTGCCGACAGTTTTTCGCCAAGATGGTCTGTTTTCTCTGCAATCCTGTCGGCGGATGCCTTGGACTCCTTCTGCCTTTCCAGTATCCCCGATAAAAAATCCGAGTGGTGCTTGTGAATGCTGTCCACACGAGCTTTTTCAGCAAAATCGGAAAACCGTTTAAGATCTTCATCGAACTTTCTCGCCAGGTTTTTTTCCTTTATCTTCTGCCTGTCGGGGAACACCAGCGTTTTTATGTAATCCGGGGTCAATTCGCCAGTGCCTTTATCCAAATTGTCGGATATGTACCTGCCAATCATCCTCGCAACCGGAAGCGTTCCGTCAAAATGAGCGTTGTCCTCCAATATTTTTAGGATTTTATCCCGCACGCCTTCGCCCCTGAAATAAACCGGACGGCTCCCAGTTAGAATCTTTCCTCTGGTAAAACACCGGGTTCGCCGCGCCAAGAAATTCGAGATTGCGGCAGTAGTCCGACCATTTTTCCGACGGCTTCTTGGCAACACGCTCCGCCTTGACGTGGGCCTGCTTGTAATCGACAAGGCGCCAGTGACGAAAATGGTCTATATGCTCTTTGCAGTTGTCGAGAAACCAGATCGTGGGCTTGAACTTGCCAAAACGAATGTCGGGAGGGTTTTTCGAGTCGATATTGTTTCCCGGCACCCCGCATGAAAGAGCGTTTTTAAGCCTTGTTTTTATGTTGATCCGCCCGTTGTTGTTCTTCGTGTCCGCGCTTTCAACCCTCCTCAAACCCAGGTCTCCCGATGAAATGTCGTCTTTGATGCTGCGGTTCGTGTTGGCCTGCATAACACACGCCAAAGGGTCTATGTACGTCCTGCGGTTAAACTCGTCATCTTCGTCCAGCAAAGATTCGCTCTTTATAACGTCCCTCAACTCAAACGAGGTGACTTTGTCGTGAAACGCCTTTAGCTCGTTCCACACAAACCACTCGTGAGACGGGGTTACGGCCACCCAGGAAATGTACCACGGCTTCGTAGGATGAAAATCAACAATCCGATAATGCCAATAATTTCTAAAAAGACCCTGATCCCAAACTTTATCAAATTTAAGCACATGATACTTCGAGTCGAACACCTTGTATATGCGGCCCGAAACCTGCCGGAACACCCCGTACACCCGCATCGCGAAATCGTCCTCGTCGTCTATGTCCTTGGTGATGTTCCTTATGCCCTCTTCGGTCATTACGGGATTGTCGAACGTGGACCACGAAAATATCTCGATATCATTATTATTGTCCTGCTCCTCGACCTCGGGAAGACCAAACTTTAGCTGTATGCGTTTGCTCCGGTAAATCCTGGTCGCCCTTTTCCACAAAGAATCGTATGACCAGTCCAGCCCCTTGACCGGCGTCATCGAAAGCGTCGCGTCGCCGCCCGTCTTTTCGGAAGCCGCCTTGGAAAGCCGCATCATGTTCTCGTCCCATTTTACGCGCTCAATCTCCTCGTCCTGATAGTACGCGGAGCGCTGCACGGACATGAACGCATCCAAATCCTGAGTAGAGGCCATAAACTCGACCTTCGCGTCCTCCCCGCCGCACATCCGCCTGACATGACCAATCTTGGACCTGGCGGTAAGCTTCTTCGTCCACAACTCGGGGGGGATGAGCCTTCTAAATTCCACAAATTGCTGGTTTTCCTCGTCATCATGATCCTTCGG